GTTGTCAATAGACGTCGCTATTAATTTCTGTTACAACGCGGAGTAATATGACCATCAAACGAGGCAATGAAACTTTCAGTGGCTACAACAAGCCTAAGCGTACTCCTTCTCATCCGAAGAAGAGCCATGCTGTTTTGGCTAAAGAGGGCGACAAAGTGAAGCTCATTCGTTTTGGTCAACAAGGCGTTAGTGGTTCTCCAAAGAAAGAAAACGAAAGCCAAGCCTATCGCAAACGTCGCGAAAGCTTCAAAGCTCGACACGCCAGTAATATAGCCAAAGGCAAAATGTCTGCTGCGTATTGGGCTGACAAGGAGAAGTGGTAATGCCGTTTCAGTCGAATGGAAAACGACAATATAGTCGTGAGCTTCAATGGGAAAAAGACAGCAAGCCGCAGCGTGTTAAACAGCGTGCTCAACGCAATGCTGCCAGAGCTAAGCTGATGGACGAAGGCGCAGTTAAGCCGGGTCATGATGTTGACCATAAGCGTCCTCTGTCAAAGGGTGGTAGCAATACACGTAGCAATTTGCGTTCTGTTCCGGCGTCAAAGAACAGAAGCGTTAAGCGTAAAGCTGATGGAAGTTTGCGATAATGGGACGCACCAACGAAAAGCTGTGGGAAGCTGCCAAGGCGCAAGCGAAGGCGAAGATGGGTGGTAAACATTCTGCCCGAGCTATGCAGCTTGCTGGTAAAATATATAAAGATAAAGGCGGCGGCTACACTGGCGAAAAGACAGAAGCGCAGAAGTCCATGACGAAATGGACGAAGCAGGAGTGGACAACGTCTAGTGGCAAGCCCTCTGAAGGCAAACGTCGTTATCTGCCGAAGGCTGCATGGTCAGGCTTGTCCGATGCGGAGAAGAAGGCAACTAATGCCGCAAAAGCTGCGGGTAATAAAGCGGGTAAGCAATTTGTTGCCCAACCGAAGGCTGTCGCAGAAAAGACAGCGAAATATCGAAAGAAATAAAGATGGCTCTTTCTAAACTATTTGGTCGTGGCGTCGGTGCTGCCACTCGTCGTGGTGCTCCTACAGCGGGTAAAAATCGCTTGATGGCTGATCTTAGCGACGACGTCGTTAGCGAAACCAAGAGCGACCTTGCTCAAATGCGCAAGGCGTTGTCTGCCCGTGCTGCTGAAGCTGAAGACGACAAGCCCGGTGCTGCCCTGCGTCGCATGAGCGTGCAAGAAGCCGGTGGTAGGGCTGCGTTGCGTACCGGTAGTCGTGCAGGTGCTGTTGGCGCTGCTGGTGCCGGTGGTGTAGCTTTGGGCACGGCTGCTAGCGAGCGTGCTAACGAAACCCGTCGTCGCATGAATGACGAAGAAGACACCACGCCCAAGCGTGTTGCTGTTGCCTCTCGGACGATGGATGATGACGAGATGGACACCATCAAGAAGCGTCTTGATGAAGAAAAGAGCAAGCGTGAAGACAAGAAGGAGATGTCCTTCAAAGAAGCCTTTGCTGCTGCGCGTAAGGACGACAAAGCCACCTTCACGTGGCAGGGCAAGCGTTATACGACGGAGCTTGCCAAAGAAGGCCCGAAGCCGTCTGTGCGTGAAGGCAAGAATGAGAACATTGACGACGAAACCCGTGGTCGCGCTGAGATGAACAAGGGTGGTGTCGTGAAGAAGAAATATAGCATGGGTGGTGCTGCCATTCCTGTTGTGTATGCAGGTGCTAAGAAGCCGGTGAAGAGCATGCCCAATCCTGCTCTGGCTGCAAAGCGTCTGAATAAGCCTAAGCCTCCTGTTGTTGCAAAGACAAAGATGGCTAAGGGTGGTGCTGTTAAAGGAAAGAAGAAATGAAAGCTTGTGCTGGATGTCCCAACCCCGCTGCCTGTGCCAAAGCAGGTAAGTGCATGATGGCAGGTAAGAAGATGAACTATGGTGGTGCTGTCAAGCCTATGATGGCTAAGGGTGGCGCTGTTAAAAAGAAGCCTGCGGCGCTAGCTATCATGATTGCTATGCCTGCTAAGGGCAAGGGCAAGACGAAGATGGCTATGGGCGGTTGTGCCACTAAGAAGAAGTAAAATGGCTCTCATCAGCAAGCGTTCATGCCCCATTGCGACTCAGGATGTTCATGTCAACCTGAAAAATCGCAATGAGGCTTTCAAGGAGTACGGATACGGACCTCCTGATCCCAACGCTGTAAACAAAGAGTTTTGGGATAAGAAGGCTAAGATGTACAACGCGCCTGTTTCTGAAATCAAGAACATGCGTTGTGGTAACTGCGCTGCCTTTATCCAGACTCCATCGATGATGAAATGTATCGTTGGTGGATTGGAGAAAGATGAAAATAAAGGCGAGTTGTCCTATGACGAAGCCTTTGTTGAAGCTGCTGATCTGGGTTATTGTGATTTGTTCCAATTCACATGTGCTGCTGCTCGCACTTGTGACGCATGGAAATCCGGTGGCCCAATAACGAAAGACTGAAATGGCTACAAAACTTTCCTCTAAACAACAATCTAAAGTTGGCAAAGTGATGCGAGAGTTCAAAGAAGGAACTCTCCATCAAGGCGCAGGCAAGAAAGCTCCGGTTGTAAAAAACCCGAAGCAAGCCATTGCCATTGCTCTGTCTGAGGCTCGTAAGGCTAAAAAGAAGTGAGCATCACTCATTACCCCGCACTTGTTAGACTTACTGCTGATGGAAACACTGTTTCTATCAACGGTACTAATGTAGACGCCTTTGGTCGCATTAGGGTGAGTCAGCCGTATACGTTGTTCGATAGTCAACAGCGTTATGCGGCTGATAACCAATTCGATACAAGTACAGCCTCTGGTGGGTCGTCAACATTCTTAGCGAATGAGTCGACACTACAGATGTCTGTAACGACATCCTCTGGCTCTAAAGTGGTACGGCAGTCTTTCCGAAGCATGTCGTATCAGCCGGGTAAGGGATTGCTCATTTTGGCTACATTCGCAATGAATGCGGCTAAGACAAATCTTCGACAGCGTGTTGGCTTCTTCAATACAGAAAACGGTATTTTCTTTCAACAGGAAAACTCCACGCTGTCTTTTGTTCTTCGTTCCAATTCAATTCCGACACCGGGCACGCCCAGTGATGCTAGAACAATTACTCAGGCAAATTGGAATGGTGACAAGCTTGATGGTACTGGGCCTAGTGGTTACACACTAGATCCGACAAAGACACAAATCTTTTGGACAGATATAGAGTGGTTGGGTGTTGGCAGTGTGCGTTGTGGCTTTATCATTGATGGCACATATGTTGTCTGTCATACTTTTCATAATGCCAATATCCAGTCAAGTGTCTATATGACCACTTCGATTTTGCCAGTTCGTTACGAAATAGAAAATACTGGCACTACAGTATCGGCTTCTAGCATGAAGCAGATTTGTTCTAGCGTTGTCTCGGAAGGCGGATACGAACAATATTCTCCTTCGCACATTGCAAGACGTACATCAAAGCTTGCGAGCATTGGCCTTACGTTTCTTCCCATTGTATCGATTCGACTTGCGTCTGCATCTGGCGGAGCCGTCATTGTTCCGGGTCGTATGCAGGTGTTGCCAATCACAAGTCAAAACTACGAAGTTGCACTCATTACAAATCCTACACTGACTGGTGCGTCGTGGACAACGATGTCTACAACAAACAATGTTCAACTAGACACGTCGGCAACTGCGTTGTCTGGTGGAACAATTGTTCAAACAGACTATGTAACTTCTAGCGGCAGCGGTGGTGTCAATCCTCTTGTTGATCCTGCCGGATACAACTGGTCGTTGCAACTCGGAACATCGCTTGCAGGCGTTAGCGATATTCTCACTCTTGCAATTAGAACAGTGGACTCTGCAACTCCTGCCGGTGATGCATATGGCAGCATTGCGTTTTGGGATTTGACACAATGAGTAACAAGAAACGCACAATTGGTTCTGTACTTACGACAAGTACACAAGACGTGTATGTCGTTCCTGCTGGATTTAGAGCAGACGTTAGCAGCATCTTTGTCTCCAATGGTAGCAACATTAATGTCAATGTAACGTTGCAATGGTATAGCGCTGCTACCACGACGACGTATGACATTATGGATACTGTAGAGCTAAAGCCTCGCAGTATTTTGCAGATCACCAATCCGTTCTATCTTGATCGCGGAGATAAAATCACAGGCTCTGCAAGCATTGGTAGTAGTGCAATCACTGTATCAATTCGGACAGAAGAAAACTTTGCCAACAGCATCTAATCATGAAAACACAAATCAACGAACAGCAAAAGAAATTCATTGACGCTCTGCTTGGCGAAGCCAATGGCAGTCCTACGGTTGCCAAAGAAATGGCAGGCTATAGCAAGAACTATCCGACCAAGGAGTTGATGTCTACGCTGAAAGAGCACATCATCGAAGCTACGCAGCTATACATTGCCATGCATGCGCCGAAAGCGGCAATGGCTGTTATCGGTGGCATTGACGATCCGACGGAGTTGGGCATCAAAGAAAAGCTTGCGGCTGCGAAAGATTTGCTTGATCGGGCCGGTGTTGTCAAAACCGAAAAGCTTGAGGTACAATCTAGCGGTGGCATTATGATATTGCCTCCGAAAGAAGCTTCAGCGGAGTAAATGAGAGAACATTTGGGCAGTTGGCTGCTTCCGCAGCCTGTTCGCACTAAAGAATATGTAAGGGTGCCGAAGCTCAATCCATACGGCAGGGTTCCTTTCGGCTATAAAATTGACCCAGATGATCCAGATTGGTACGTTCCTATTCCTCATGAGCTTGATGCGCTTAAACTGGCAACAAAGTATTGCGCACGATATAGCTTCAGACAGGTTGCCGCATGGCTTACAAAGCAAACCGGCAGACCTATATCGCCTGATGGACTTAGAAAGCGCATAAGGGATGACAGACGACGTAAAAATCGCAGAAATTTCTATCTCGCCCTTGCAGCCAGATACAAAGACGCGCTCGAAAAGGCGAAGTCCTACGAAGAAACGCTCGGCAGGCAAGAGCGCACCGTCTTCTTCGACGAAGAACCCTACATCAGTCTCTACGAACGACATCCAATACCCGACCGTTGAGATTGAAAATGTAATTTTTAAGCCTAACGTCGGTCCTCAGACAGCGTTTTTGGCGGCTGCTGAGCGTGAAGTGCTGTACGGAGGTGCTGCCGGAGGTGGTAAAAGCTACGCTATGCTGGCTGATCCGCTTCGCTACATCACCCATCCGCAGTTTTCAGGACTACTTTTGCGTCACACCACCGAAGAACTTCGTGAACTGGTATGGAAGTCGCAGGAGATATACCCCAAAATCATCCCCGGCATCAAATGGAGCGAGCGAAAGTTCCAATGGGAGGTGCCGGGTGGTGGCAGATTATGGATGTCCTACCTTGATCGGGACGAAGACGTACTGCGCTATCAGGGTTTGT